AGAATCATCCCAAGAATCATCCCAAGAATCATCCCAAGAATCATCCCAAGAATCATCCCAAGAATCAACTCAAGAATCATCCCAAGAATCACCTGCTTTGTCGCAAGAACCTGCATCTTGGGTTGCATCGCCCGAATTATCACCCGACATAGAAAAAGAATTGGGTAATATACAAAACAATACATATTTGCGAAAGAAAGAGCTCATCGAATATTCTTTAAATCACGACGCCTATCCATTTTTATATCCAGATTTAAACGACCCCGATTTCAATACTAAAATCGCAGAACGCAAAGAATTCGCCGATACCAAATACGACGGTTCTTTACATAATATCAAAGAACACGCCAATAATTTATGTGGCGCAGATTTCGAACTCCTTCCCCACCAAATTTTCGTCAAGAATTTCCTATCTTTCCAAACCCCATATAATAGTCTATTATTATATCACGGCCTCGGCAGCGGCAAAACGTGCAGCGCAATCGGAATTGCCGAAGAAATGCGCTCATATTTAAAACAAATCGGTATAAAACAGCGTATTATGATTGTCGCCGCGCCCAACGTCCAAGCCAATTTCCGTCTGCAATTATTCGACGATACTAAATTGATATTACAAGACGGCCTATGGAATAACCCATCGTGTATCGGAAATACATTGTTGAAAGAAATAAATCCAACGAATATAAAGAATATTCCAAAAGAAAAAATACTGTCGCAAATCAACGGTATTATAAATACATATTATGCATTTATAGGGTATGGCGAATTGGCCAATTATATTGACAAAAAAACAAAGACGTCGACTGAAAGCGGATTTACTGAAGCCCAGCGAAACCAACTCGAAATCAAACAAATCAAATTATTCTTTAATAATCGTCTTATAATAATTGACGAAGTTCACAATCTCCGTTTGACGGATGATAATAAAAACAAACGCATTACGAAAGGATTGATGCGCCTCGCCAAACACTGCGATAATCTACGTTTATTATTATTATCCGCAACGCCAATGTATAATAGTTATAAAGAAATAATATGGCTTACTAATCTAATGAATATCAACGACAACCGTGGCGAAATAGCCGCTGATGAAATCTTTAAAGATGGCGATTTCACGCAAAACGGTCGCGAATTATTACAACGCAAACTCACTGGGTATATTTCATATGTTCGCGGCGAAAACCCATATACATTTCCATACCGAATATATCCCAAACTATTCGACGAAGCGCGTGGTATACCCGTGCCATATCCCACAAAACAACTTAATACAAAACCAGTCGACACACCTTTGAAATATATTAATATATATCAGAATCCAATCGGGTCATATCAAGAACGCGGATATAACCTCATCATCAAGCATATACAACGCAAAACGGGCGCCGATATAAACACCGAGAATATAGATTCGTTCGGATATACGCTATTACAACCACCATTGGAAGCGTTGAATATTGTTTATCCGAATCCGTATTTAGACCAAGTCCTGTCTATTGTGAATCCCGAAATCACAAATGATTTAATATTATCAATCGTCGGTAAAACTGGACTCGCCGCGATTATGGATTATGACGACGATTCGTCAAAGAAACCACCAATGCGCCATAATTTCGAATATAAACAGTCACCACACGGCTCCATTTTCAACAGGGCGAATCTTTCAAAATATAGCGGTAAAATCGCATCTATTTGCGAAAGCATAATGCGGTCGACGGGCATAGTATTGATATACTCACAATATATTGACGGCGGCGCTGTACCCATTGCGCTGGCTTTGGAAGAAATGGGATTCACGCGATTTGGCAGCGCGGGATATACCAAATCGCTGTTTCGTAAACCCCCGACGGATGCAATCGACGCAATTAGTTTACAGCCGAGGTCGGGTCCCGATTTCGCACCTGCCAAATACGTAATGATAACAGGAGACAAGTCGTTTTCGCCGAGAAATGCGGACGATATTAAATATATAACACATCCGAATAATAAAAACGGGAAATATGTAAAAGTGATTATAATATCAAAGGCTGCGTCGGAAGGTCTCGATTTCAAGAATGTTCGTCAAATTCATATAATGGAGCCTTGGTATAATATGAATCGCATTGAACAGATTATTGGACGCGGCGTGCGAAACCTCAGCCATTGTCGCCTCGAATTCGAAGACCGCAATGTGGAAATCTATTTACATACGACGGGGCTCACCGACGCAACGGAAGAATCTGCGGATTTATATGTATATCGATTGGCGGAGAAAAAGGCGATTCAAATCGGGCGCGTTTCGCGAGTATTGAAAGAAATTGCGGTAGATTGCCTGCTTAATATAGAACAAACCAATTTCACAGTGGATAAATTAATGGCGCTGGCTGAAAACCAAAACGTCCGTATTAATTTGTCGAGTCGTGTACAATCCGCGGATGGATGGGCGCCAAATCAAATCGATTTTCGTATAGGAGACAGCCCGTTTACTGATATATGCGATTATATGGAAACGTGTGATTTCAAATGTGCGGCTAAACCCGCAGGTGAAATACGTACCGATACGTATAATAATGATTTCGTTAAAAATAATAATGACAGAATCATTGAGAATATACGTAAATTATTTAAAGATTCGCATTTCTTTAAAAAAGAACACTTAATTAATGCAGTTAATATAGTAAAACAATATCCGATTGAACAAATATATTACGCGTTGACGTCTCTCATCAAAGACAAGAATGCATTTTTGATTGATAAATACGGACGACACGGCAATCTGGTGAATAAGGGTGAATATTATGTATTTCAGCCTGTCGAAATAAACGACGAATCGATTTCATTATATGATAGAAGCGTGCCCGTTGACTATAAACGCAAATCATTAGTATTGGAAATACCGACTGAAATTATAACCGACGTTCCCATACAAGAAGCCGTCGCCGATTCGAAATACACGGGGATTATTAAAGAATTGGAAGAAAATATGGCGTTGGTCGAACATCCCGCGCGAATTACAAGCGGCGAAACGAATTGGTATAAACACGCCAGTCACGTAATTGACCATTTAGAATTACACAACATTGCGGATATAAAGAAACACGTATTATTCCACGCATTGGATATGTTATTATTTGCGGACCGATTTACATTGATAAACCACTTGTATTTTGCCGAAAATCTGTCGGAATTTGAAATGCGGATTAAAACGTATTTTGACGATAAGTCGATGCAACATAATACAATCGGTATGGTATTGGAAAACAACGAGTCGTGGAAACTATATATTCAAACTGCACAAGAATGGAAAGAAGCACAACCGCAAGATTATACCGTATTTTCCAAAGAATTGGCGAAGTTTGTAGTCACCAAAGCCCATATAAATAATATTATTGGTTTTATTAATCTTTTTAAAGCCAAAGAAATGGTGTTTAAAGTTAAAGATTTATCGCAAAAACGCAATAATAAAGGTGCGAGAATAGACAGCGCAGGTAAATCGGATATCATAAAAATATTAAATAATATAATGGGAACGCAAACTTATTCAAACGAAAATACGGAAGGAATTCTAAAGGTTGGATTGTGCGTAGTGGTTGAAATTATGATGAGGGAATTTTCAGATATAAAGAAAAACGGCAAAATTTGGTTTTTAACGCCAGAACAAACCGTTATTAACAAAATTGCGGACTTTACTAAATAGTCCATTATTGTTTGTGAATCTTTGTTTTGTTGTAAAAATTCATCAACTGCTGGCCATAAACCTTTATTAACAAAAATCCGCATTTCTACGCTATACGGTATGGTCATATTATAATTAAACTTTGGGTTTTGAGAAAATTGAACGCAATTAATCTTTATAAACTAATATAAAATCTAAAGCATAATATATATTTAAATGCGTAAACTCAAAGTCAACTCATCCAGACCGAAACTCGTCATTGGCGAACCTGTCAAACTTATGTCGGAACCGCTGCCTGCACATTCGCCGCCACCTAAAACATCGGCGGATTATCCCTCACCTATACATTCACCTCCACCTAAAACATCGGCGGATTATCCCTCGCCTACACATTCGCCTCCACTTATAATAGATTCACCGCCTGAACTCCGAACGCCACGTGTTAACAAACCACCTTCGCCTCCAAGTTCGCCTGTCATTGAACGTCGTCCGAAAAAACCAGAAGAACGTAAAATATACGGCGTGTATATTAAATCGTTGTTAAGTCAAAAAGTATATTTACACATAACCGAAATCGGCAAACACGTCAAACAAAATTTAGAAAAGAAAATAGTACGCAATAATGAAGGTAAATGCATCGTCGAAGGATATATACAACCGAAGAGTGTCAAAATCATCAGTTATTCGTCAGGAAACGTCAACTCGGAAAACATTGAATACCAAACCGTATTTGAATGTATGGTATGCCATCCTGTGGAAGGAATGATTATCGAATGTCAAACGAAAACCATTACTAAAGCAGGGATTCACGCCGAAGTCGTCGATGAAAATGGAACAATTCCGCTCACCATTTTCGTAGCGCGCGACCATCATAATACAAGTAGTTATTTCGCCACCGTCACTGAAAATATGAAAATCGCGATTAAAGTGATTGGTATACGTTACGAGTTAAATGACCCCTATATTTGCGTGATTGCCAAATTAGAATCGCCGCAAAAACGACGTGGAGGAGATGATATATAAAGAATATAAAGATAAAACGGATTCAAGTATTATGAATTTAGAAATAATTAAAACTAAAATCGAAAATATGAGTAAATTTCATCACATCGAAATACTTAAAATACTTAAACACCATTCCATCAAATTAAATGAAAATAAAAGCGGCGTTTATATTAATCTTTCTTTTTTATGTGAAGATGCATTAAACGAAGTAAAACAATATTTGAGTTATATTGAAGACCAAGAAACTACATTGGCTTCAGTCGAATCCCAGCGAGAAAATTTACTTCAAATGATGGAAACTAAATAAAGATTTGACTCTATATATATTAAAATGCTGAAATTATACCCAACACGTCATACATTACTCGATTTGACTCAATTTATGTATTTAACGGCGGACGCGGCGGAACCCATAATTGCTCCAATTTCAGCGCCCGTCATTATACGCCAAGTTAGTGACCGCCTAATCGTAAATCAAGAAGACTCGCTTTTTTGGGCAATATATATTGCGAAGCACGGATATACTCAATATCAATCTATTGTCAAATATAAAAACACGGAAATCCAAGAAAAACAGAATATGATTAATTATTACAAAATAAATGCATATAAATTAAAGGCGCTGAAAATCACAGGCGTTGCGACGCAAGAAATAATGTCGAATTTAATGCTGAATAAAACGACGTGTTTGCAATCGGTCATTGCCATCTGCGTTTTTTACGAACTTTCTTTATTTTTAGTCAAAGATAATGTATATTTATATTTTGATACGGGTGGCGAAGATGCAATTGTGCACGTCGGTAAAAAATACGAGGTTGATATTGAGGTCACGCCAGCTAAAATTGATAAAATCAAAGAATTATTTCGCCTCGAAAATATAAATAAACCACTCAAACCGATTTCACATTATAAAATCGGGGAATTAGAACATATTTATAAAACGGTCATTGGTGACGTGAAGAAATGCAAAAAGGCCGAACTTTATGCCGAAATCTGTAATAAAATTGAAATGTAAATAATATATAGTTTATATTATATACTCCAGTAATGAAATCGTTGAAAGAATCCACTGCCGTTCGTGATAAAGTCCAAGCGAAAAACACGCGAAATTCAAAGAAAGAATTCGAGGATATGGTTGACTTGTTTATGAAGCCCATTCCACAATCTCAATTCACCAAAGTCAAAGAATTGGAAGTCAGGTTCGGCACAAATACTAAATTAGCAAAACCCATCTCCAAAATCGATTACGATAACGTAGTTCAAGCTTTGTTTTCCGCTGGATTTATCAAAGAAAGCGAAACCCACCTCCTTCGTATTCAAACCGAATATAATGACCCACGTACAGGATTCACCAAAATATCCAACGTACGTGCGGAATTGGCGGGACTGGATTTAATTCAAGAATATTGCAAACATAACAGTATCCAAAAAATA